GTGAGTTTGTCAAGGGCGTCTGGGTATCGGCTAAGTCGATGCCTGGGCGCGCATTTTATTTTGAGACATACTTACCAGAGTATGCAGCAATGTACGATAAACTCCCCATCAGCGCGTTCCTGGCGCGTCCAGAGACCCCTTCACCTGATATGAACCTACCTAACCTACAATTCTGGAATTGTATGGACTATGGGGTCGTGGCCGTACAGAAACAATTCATCGGTTCGATGGACTTTGAATGTTATACTCGTGATCACGGCATTCAAAAAGGAACTTATGTGTGTACTCTAGACAATTATCATCAAGATCCTGATGTGATTGACTATGCAACCAGTGAAAATCCAGCGGAACATAAGTCTCATAACCTGATCGAATTGAATAATGGACAGTTTGCACTGTATCCGAACAACAGAATACGTATTTTTGACAACAGTCTGACACCTGTTGAACCCAAACAACCCGATTTTAAGGTCTCTACACGATATTATTCGGTTGAAAATGGGTTTGATCGTCTTGGAATGGGTCGTGAGGATGAATATTTTTGGAAAACTGCAAAAGAACGGGATAGCAACCCCGTAAAAAGTTCTGATTTACCAGAATCAGGAGCTCAACAATGGGAAAACAATCAGACGTAAACAGAGAATTGATGTTTGAAGAGTGTGGAAGCACTCATTTGATCACAAATCGTGACTCTGAACACCTTCTTCAAGAGGTTGTTCACGATGATATGTTGAAAAAATCGAAAAAATTTGACTCAGCCAACGAATTGCACGAAAAAATTCGTAATGATGCAGATTATGACGACTGGGAGTACGGAACTGAACCCACATATGGTAGACAAGTGCTCTAATTAGAGACTAAATATAAAAAGGTTAGACCAGATTGTATACGTGGCATCCGTTTCTAGATCGTTCAGAGACATTAGTTTATCATTTAAACGTCACCCAGTGACGAATGATCTTATTGCGATCAAAAATGAGGATGCCATTAAACGTTCTGTACAGAATATTGTCCTCACCATCATTGGCGAGAAACCTTTTGAACCAATTTTCGGTACAAACATCAACTCATCGTTGTTTGAATTGAATACTTCTATCGAAGCCATTGGTATTAGAGAACAAATCAGGTCAGCAATCACTAATTTTGAACCTAGAGTCGATAATTTAGAGGTTGCTGTGACAGTTGATGCTGATAGTAACGATATGTACGCGACTGTTCAGTATGATATTGTGGGTCTTCCTGTTCCTACTCAAACAGTAGACGTTATTCTCTTCCCAGCTAGAACATAATGGCTTTCGGTCAGTACGTTAATTTAGACTTTGATCAAATCAAAACGTCCCTCAGAGACTATTTGAGGGCGAATTCGAATTTTACTGACTATGATTTCGAAGGATCGAACCTTTCGATCATTCTGGATGCGCTTGCATATAATACTTACATCACCGCCTACAACACAAATATGGCGGCGAACGAAAGTTTTCTCGATTCCGCTACATTAAGAGAAAACGTCGTATCGCTTGCACGTAATATTGGGTACGTTCCACGTTCAAGACGTGCGGCTAGAGCAAAAATTTCCTTCATTGTCACTGATTTGACCGAAACAGTGACTCTGACACTGAAAGCTGGACTGGTTTGTAATGGTATTGCAGCAAATACCAGTTTTATTTTCTCACTTCCCGAAGATATCACCGTAAATGTCGTTGATGGAGTCGCAAGATTCACTGATATTGAGATTTATGAGGGATTATTCATCTCTCAGAACTTTACAGTCAACACGGCACAGTTCAATCAACGTTATTTGCTCCCAAATTCGTTCATTGACACCTCAACTCTGCGTGTAAAAGTCAAAACGAACCAAAATTCATCAACTTCTGTCGTTTATAAACAACTTGACAACATTATTGGGATTACATCAACGTCTCCATCCTATCTTTTACAAGAAATTGAAGATGAAAGGTACGAAATTCTGTTTGGAGACGGTGTAATCGGTAGAAAACTTGCAAATGAGAACTATATTAACGTTACTTACATCACAACTTCTGGAAAAGGAGGAAATGGAGCTGCAGAATTCAGTTTTATCGGTAATTTAGTCAATCAGGACGGTGGTTCGATTGATGCAGACAACATTTCACTCGTCACAACGACTCAAACTGCAAGAGATGGTGACGATATTGAGTCAATTTCGTCAATTAAGTATTATGCACCCAGAATTTACTCTTCACAGTACCGTGCGGTCACGTCATCAGACTACGAAGCGGTTCTGGCATACATCTATCCTAACATTGAGTCAGTAGCTGCATATGGTGGCGAAGAATTGACTCCACCAAGATTCGGAAAAGTCTTTATTTCTGCAAAACCAAGAAATGGTGACTTCTTATCAGACAATACCAAGAGAGAACTGATTCAAAAACTGAGAAGTTATGCAGTTGCAGGTATTGTACCTGAATTTGTTGACCTGAAGTACCTCTACGTAGAACTTAAGTCGTTTGTCTACTATAACACAAACTTCAGTGATGATCCAAACACTCTGAAGACTCTGGTTTCGAGTGCATTGACTCAATATTCACGTTCGATTGATGTCAACAAGTTTGGAGGTCGTTTTAAGTATAGTAAGTCACAAACTTTGATTGACGGTGTGGATGCATCCATCACCTCAAACATCACCAGAGTGATTATGAGAAGAAATCTCAATGCGGTGATTGCGAAGTTTGCACAATACGAACTTTGTTTCGGAAATCAGTTCCACGTTGCAGGATCTTCTTACAACATCACCTCTACAGGGTTCAAGATTGATGGAATCTCCGATATGGTCTATATGGCTGATGAGGTAATTGATAATAACAACGGTCGTATCTTCTTCTTTACCTATACCGAAGGTGGTAGACCAAATATCATCAAGAAGAACGCAGGAACAGTCAAATATGACATCGGCGAAATCCTTATAGATACTGTAAATATTCTTTCTACTTCGATTTCTAATAATGTCATCGAAGTTCAAGCCGTTCCACATTCCAATGACGTGGTTGGACTGCGCGACTTGTACGTAAGACTTGATATGACAAATACTACCGTGACGATGGTCCAGGATATCATCTCCTCTGGAGAGAATACCTCTGGATCAAGGTTTACTAGAGAATCGAGTTACAATGTACCAACTTATGTAAGAAACTCTAGGTCACCAATTACAACAACAGAGATAACAACTGTCTCATCGAACGCAACTTCAAACATTGCGGTCACAAACTCAACAACCAGTTCCTCAACCAATTATTATTCATAAACCAGCGGGAAAAATATAAATGATCGACACTTCTATCCAAAGAGTCAAAATCAGCCAGGTAATCGAGAACCAGTTACCTGAATTTGTTCAAGCTGACAATCCACTTTTTGTGGAGTTTATGAAACAATATTATGTTTCACAAGAATATCAAGGTGGTACAGTTGATATCGGTGAAAATATTGATAGATATACAAAACTACAGACATACGTCGGGGCAGCGCTTACAGAGTACACTGGCCTGTCCACAGACGCTCAATCATACTCTACTACAATCTATGTCGAGACGACAAAAGGTTGGCCAGAGAAGTATGGTCTCTTAAAAATCGATGATGAGATCATCACATACACTGGTATTGGAACAACGTCGTTTACTGGTTGTATTCGTGGATTTAGTGGTGTAGATGCTCTCGAAAGAAGCAGCAGACCAGACTTGTTGTCGTTTAAGTCAACCGTTGGTGCAGCTCACACTGGTGGAACTAAGGTTTATAACCTGTCCAACCTATTTTTACAAGAATTCTTCAATAAACTCAAAACAACCTTCGCAAACGGGTTCCAGAACAGAACTCTGGATGGAGATATTGACGAAGTTAAGTTTATTCGTCAAATTAAGGATTTTTACAAAACCAAAGGTACTGAAGAATCCTACAAAATCCTGTTCAGAGCATTATACGGTGAAGAAGTCAATATTATCAAGCCATCTCAGTTTCTTCTGAGACCATCAGACGCGGATTATAGTGTCACACAAGATTTTGTCGTAAAATCCATTGAAGGTGACCCAAGAGCACTGAAAGGATCCAGTTTGTTCCAAGATGAGGATGAAAAGGACATTCACATCAAGGGTGCAGCGGGTGCTATCTCTGATGTTAAGGAATTTATGTATGGTGGTGAAAGTTACTACCAAATTAGTGTATCAGAAGAGTCCATTGAAGGTAATTTTACGATTCCTGGTAGAACTAGACTCACCAATGCGGTCTCAGTGGGTGCCACAGTCATTACAGTTGACTCTACGGTAGGATTCCCCACCAGTGGTGTTTTAAACCTCGTCAGAGGGTCCACAGTGGGTGTTGTGACCTATTCTGGTAAGACTGCTAACCAGTTTACTGGTTTTACAACAATGACCTCTGCATATGAGGTCTCTGATGAGGTTAGATACGGAAACGTAGCTTATGGTTACTCTGCAGCTAACACATCTAAGAAAATCCAAGTTCTGATTACTGGTGTTCTCTCGGATTTTGAGATTCCCGATAAAACCTATTACTTCCAAAAAGGAGATAAGGTCAGAGTTGGTGTTCTGGGTGTAAACAAGAGTTTTGAAGATGTTAAGTTCAACTCTTGGGTACATAACGTCTGTGTTAAACACACTCCAACATCTTT